AACGGGGGCTGCTTCCTAGGTGGAAGTTCAATATGTTCTATAGGGGCATATTTGAGAAGCCAGCGGGTCTTATATATGATGCGTTTGACGAGAATGTGTGTTTGATTCCGAGGTTTACGCTCCCGGAATCCTGGCCTAGGTACGTTGGACATGACTTCGGGCCTAATAACACCGCTGCTGTTTGGTACGCGCAGGACCCGGCAACGTCTTTTCTCTATGTCTATAGGGATTATCATGCTGGGGGACTGAGTGCCCATGACCATGCTCAGAAATGGAAGACGCTTTCGGTTGGGGAGAATATAATCAAGAGGGTCGGGGGCGCGGTCCATGAAGACGGCTGGAGAGAAGCGTTCACTATCGCTGGGTGGCCTATAGGTAAACCTCGTGAGCGCGGCGTAGAGGTTGGAATCAACACCGTTTATGGGTATCATCAACAGAATAAGATGTTCGTGTTCAATGATTTGACGGGATATCTAGACGAAAAGTTGAGTTATTCCCGTGAATTGGACGAGAATTACGAGCCAACTGCTAAGATTGACAGCAAATCAACGTTCCATAGGATGGACGCTGAACGCTATATAATCTCTGATTTGATGCCGGAAAGGGCTAATTATAACCAAACGGCTAAGATTGTTAGCCATCATAACCGTAACGATTCCCGGACTAGGCCGTCTAATTTCAGTGATGTCCGGTCTAATAATGCTCAAGTAAAGAGGCACTATTAATGGCGATACGAAGCCCTGAAGATATCATTGAGATAGTCAATCAGAAAGAACAAGACACCCAGACGCTTAGAGAGCGGATGGATTTTGACTACAGCCTCTGGCGTCTTGATAAGTACACCGGCTCCGAAGAAGACGGGTTAGCCGGGTATATGACCTATACGACCAACGAACCCAGGACCTTCGGACGAAAGATGGTCAGTATCCTTGGTAGTGCTGCGATGACTATCCAGGTGCCGGTGGAAGCCAACCAGGAAGAAGGCCGGTCAGTCAGGGACGATAACGCCGACAAAGAAAGATTCTTGTTGGGGAATTTCAAGTCCAATGATGAACGACTGGTACTTGGAGACCGACCACCACTAAGGGACACCATGTCCTGGCACCTCGCCATCAGAGGCCGTACCTGTGGACGCTCCCAGTTAGTGAAGAAGAACACCGGGGAAGTCTGGGCCGACGCCACTCCCTTTGACCCAAGGAACGTCATGTACGAGAACGGGGAAGACGGACTGCTGTGGCTCTGCCATAAGTACTACCGGCTCCGCTCTGAAATCGAAGACACCCTCTCGACCAAGAACGCCAACCTACTCAATGAGACGGCTGGTAAGTCAAACGACCTGGTAATCGTCTACGATTATTATGACCGGACGCATAATACACTCATAATTCCGGCGGTCAAAGAAGGGTTCATCCATCGCCGTAGACACGGCATGGAGCGGGTCCCTTGCTGGAACGTAGCCTCTACCCTCCAACCAATCGTGATGTCAGTCATCAGCGAGGACGCCTTTGGCCGACAGAACTCTGGCTCTGCTTTTGGCCCTGATTTAGGCACCCTGTCTGCCGCTCACTTCGGAGCGTCGATGGCCGACTACGGGGAGAGTATCTACGCGGAGAACCGTGGGCAATATGAGACTCATAATTTCATGATGTCCATCCTAAAGAACCTAGCCGCCCGAAGTCTGAAACCCGTCTTTGGTATCCAAAGTGAGTCCGGGACGAAGATGGTCGAAGGCAACCCCTTTGAGGACGGAGCCGAGATTCCTCTAGGGGCCAATGAAAAACTAGAGGTCTATGATTTCTTGAGGTCTGCCCCTGACCTTGTCACCTACGAGACTGTGATATCCGGGGCCATGCAGCGCGGCGGTCTACCAGTCATAATGTTCGGTGAGACACCGGCGGCAATCTCCGGGTTCGCCATGCAGAACCTGAAGGGCGGGGCGTCTGATAAGGTCATCCCTCTTGTAAAAGCCATGTCGATGGCCCTTCGGCAGATATGCAATAACTGGAGTGACCACTTCAATACGGGCGCATTCGGGCAAGGGATGCAACTGAGCGGCCAGGATAATAACCGTAAATGGTTCTCATCAGAGATTACGGTTGAAGGGATTCGGGACTTACCCCAAGCAGAGATAACCTTAGTCCCAGAACTCCCAGAAGACCAAGCTGGTAAGATAGAGATGGCGGCAAGACTGTCATCACCGATGGCCGATGGTATGCCGACACTGTCTAGAAGAGATATATTAGAAGACGTACTAGAACGCCAGGACCCCGACGCAGACATGGATAAGGTCTTAGAACAGATGGCTGCGGAGTTCCCACTAGTCAAAGCCCACAGGATGGCTGATGCCCTCTTTAAGGCTGGTGATATCGAGGGTGGGCAGTACTGGCAGGCTTTCTGGGAACAGCAAGTACAAGAATTCTTCCAGGCTGGTGGTAATATAGATAATCTAGTACCGCCAGGGGAAGGGAACAACGGAGACGGAAGTGATGGTGGCGGCACTGGATTCAGTCCACAGACACTTCCGCAGGCCGCTCAAGGCGTACCGCCTCCTATCCCAGGAGTAGGCACACCGTTCCAGACTGGGCCTAATGTCCCGCCTGGTATGCCACGTCCCGGCGCACAGGCTAATGGACTGGGTCCCTTCTAAGATATAGATTAGTAATCAGGAGTCTGATATGCCTATAACCGTTGAGACTTTTAATAATATCCTCAATGCTCAGGGGTGGGCTGCGGCTGAAGATGCCTTGATGGCCGCTGGAGGCACCTTTGGTGAACCAGAAGCCCTGGCGTTTGAAGGCTTCAATGCTGCGGATGAAGGCATCGGACTAGAAGGGTTAACCAATCCAAATTACATCCCTCAAGGTCCACTCACTGCTGCCGCACTAGGCGTAGAAGGCGCACAGCCTAGACAGTTTGACTATATCCCTCCACACACAGTCAGAGACCAAGGTCCAATCACCGTTGCTGCTCCCCGTGGCATTGATAACGTTAACTTTTCATCTCCCAGTTCTGACATCTTTATCCAAGATGTCAGGCATCTTTTACCTAATGTTGTTCCTTCTTCTACTCCTGCTCCTGTAGTTTCCGCTGTTACTGCCGCTGCTCCTACCCCTACTCCCGTCCCTGCTGCTGCTGCTCCCACGCAGGAAGAACAATGGGCTACTCAATATGGTCAACCAGGGAGTCCACGGGTCATAACGGAACTTAATAAACTTAGTGATTCAGAGTTACAAAACCTGGCAAATAACCCGGAATTCCTAAGTCTATACCCGCAGGCTGCAAATATATTAACCACTCGTAATACCACTGCCACTGCCGCTACTGCTCTTACAAAAGAACAGTCTACGTGGCGTACCAATTACGGTGCCGCTGGTACTCAAAGAGCGATGGATTTTATCGCTATGATGGATGCCGATGAATTCTCCAATATGAAGCAGGATTTCAAAGATTACTATGCTGCGGAGTATGCAGCGCGAGTAATAGCAGAAAAGAATAATCCGAATCCTGCGGTTACAAAGTCACCAGGAGACGTTGTCCTTGAATTGATTAATGCTGGTAACGTTGTAAAAGCAAGCCAGCTTACTGAGATTACCGACCTTAAAGCAAGGACTGATGCAGCTACTCAATTAGCTAAGAATATCGTTACAAAGCATGGTAATACTCAAGAATCCAGTGACCTTATAAGTGGTTTATTCTTCTCCTACTTTGATACTCCTACTAGCGGTGGCTATGGTGCCTGGGCAGAATCTGTAGGTCTTACAGGTTTAGGGGATGTAATCACTTTGCCATCTGACCTTGTCGATACAGACATTCGCACTGACCCGAACTATGTCCCTACCGGTGCTAATGAAGGCGCAGGCCCCATGCCTGCTGGTACCACGTTCACAGTGGCAGACATAGATGCGGCATTGTCATCCGGTGCTATCACGACTGCTGAGGCCATCGCCAAATTTCGTGAACTGAATACAGCAGAGGGAAATAGTAGGGCTGCTGCCTTAGAGACTGGTGGCGTGGATATGGGTACTGGATTGCCTATTGGTGCCGTTGGAGACCCAGGACAAGGGGCTGTCCAACCAGGGCTTGCTGGAACTGCCCAAGATAGACTCAATAGGATATTCCAACAGTCTGCGACGCGAGGTGGACGAAGAGATTTATTCGATGCTTTCTCAGCAACACAGGGAGGAACACCTTTACAACGTTCTGCTCGTAATCTAAGTTTCGACCCACTGTCTGCCTCCTTTGCCATCAGTCAGGCCAACGACCCAAGCTTCAATA